GGCTTGTTGGCCCACCGCCAGTTGCGCTCAATCCGACGATCCTCCTCGACATCTTCGGGGGTGAGCCGCCATAGCGGGCCGAGATTACCCCGGCTCGCCTTGAACATCTTCCCCTCCGCGCCCAGCGACTTGGAGGCGATCCCCACCTGACCGGTTTCGCCGAACAGCCCCGCGTCTGTGGCCGTGGGGTGATAGCAGATGCGGAAGTTGGTGCCGTGGCACTTCTCCACCGCAACCACTTCGTCATTGTCGAGGAAGCCGGGGTAGTTCTGCCAGTTTTCGATGTCGTAGTTGAACGCCATTTCCGGCACCGCCTTGATCTCTCCGCTCATCGCGGGAGGGATCGGGGGATCATATTTGGTGATCGACAGGAAGTCGGCGACATCATCGCCTTCCTTGACCACCAGCGATGCTTCGCCACGCATGAGCATCAGCGCCCCATCGGGATCGGCGGGGTTGCGACGGAGCGGGAAAATCAATCCCTGCGACGCTACTCCGCGCAGCGTGGCGATCTTGACACGATTGCCCCGGTTGCCCGCCAGCATGCCCTTGGCCTCGCTGATTGTGCCATCCTCGCGCGCGCTGGCTTCCTTCCAGAAACCATATTCCTTGAGGACATCTTCCGGCAGCACCGACTGCTCGGGAATGTAGGCGATGAGATCACCCACGCGGTAGCGCGGCGACCCATCTTCATTGCGGGGCACGATAGCTTCGAAGCCAAGGATTTGGAGGATGGAGAGGCGATCCGCTTTGGGATGTTCGCGCACGCCATCGACCCGCCGCACCTTTACTTCGAAACTGCTCATACGTCTTCACCTGTCGTTATATCGAACCCGGCAATAACGTGATGGCGAACTATCGTCAAGTATCATCGAAGTTTTTTGGCCCGTTTGCGCGCCATATCGAGTTTGAGCTTCGATACCTTCGAGGTCATCACCACCCCGTTGAGGTGATCCGTCTCGTGCATGACGATCCGGCAGTTCATCCCATGGACGATCTCCGAGCGGCGATGCCCCTCTGGATCATTGTAGATGACCCGGCACGACCGTGGGCGAGCGATTTTCAGGAAGATGCCGGGAAAGGATAGACACCCTTCCTCGATCACCGATGTCTCCGATCCCAAATCCGTGATTGTGGGATTGAACATCACCACCGGATGCTTGCCGTCAAGGAGGATGGCGAAGGCCCGTGCCTCTACGCCGATCTGGTTAGCCGATAGCCCCACACCCTCGAATTTCGCCATGGCATCGATGAGGAGATCGCGAAGTGCCACGGCGTCCCGGCCATCCGTTTCGAAGTCGAAACTATCCATGCGTTGGGTGAGCATAGGGTGGGTGTCGGGGAGAAGCTCCACCTCGTCTAGGGAGGGGACATTGCCACGCAGTAACTCGCGTGGGTCGAAATCGTCACTCATACACTAACCCCGAAATACGGCAGCCGGTATACATATCCACGGCTACGCTGTCGAGCTATTTAACCATAAATACTCCATGCTACTTAATCACTTATTCGAAGATGCGGAATCCGATGTGCGCCGGTCGCTGAACGCCGACCGGTTGTACCAGAATGCCACAGCGCATCTTTACCGCTTGATAAAGGCGGGGGAAAAGCTTCCGACCGCGATCTTTGGTGGTAAGGATGTACCGTGTCTCCCAGCACAGGATTACAACGCTCCGGCATTCTTTCATGATGTCATCATGCTGTTCCCCAATAATGAATATGCGATGGGGGGCAAGGCCGTCCAAATGAAAGAGAAGCTTGGTGGTCGCTATCGCTTTCTAGTGATCATCAATGTCGATGGTGATACCACGGATGAGATTTGGAAAGCGCTGCGATATGATCGTGTTGAGACCGTCGTCCGCCACGAGCTTCAACATATTATTGATTTCAAACGCCGCAAGGGTGATATCTTTAAGACCCGAGAGCCAAACTTCAAGGATAATGCCGGGAGTATGTCTCCCGAAGAACGTCGGGCATACCATAACAGTAGCGCGGAAACCAACGCCTACTTCCACAATCTTGCCGAACCATTGCTCGCTCGTATCCGCCTTATGCAAAAAAGCGGTGTCGAAATGGCGGGTCTGTTCCCCGACCTATCTCGTGACTTTCGTGAGTATCTCACCAAGAACCTTGCCAACAAGCACGGCGTCTTAAAGCAGCATTGGGAAGCTATCTCCGAAGAAAATCGCAGGAAGGTTTTTGCCCGATTGAGTAAGCTGTTTAGCCTCTACTGGCAGATGGTTGATGCTCATGAGGCAGAGAAGGCTAAATACAGCCAAAGCGAAGAGGTAGCAGCATAATGTTTAATCCGGCAAACCTTGCCAAAGAAGTGTTCGGTATTCTGCGCAGCTTCGACTACGTGGTGAACATCTTCGACACAGATGGTAACCGCGTCTATGAGCCGGAGGAAGCACGCCGTTTCTTCGCATCTCCGAAGAACATCACGGTCTCCATTCACGAAGACGGTGAGAATAGCTCGATCAAGATGTTCCTCTCAAAGAGCATCGACATCACCGAAGTCTCCGGACTGATCGAAACCATGCGCTCCACCGCGAGCAAGTTTGGCCTTCTGTTTAATGTGCGCAAGTATGAGCGTGAGTTGAAGCCCAAGGATTTGGCTCCAAATGGTGCCTCCGACTTCGATGCTGGTGTGTCACTGGCTTCGGCAGAGGGCGACGGCGAGGCGAAGCAACCCGCCACGGATGAGACCAGCGAAATCGAATTCAAGGACCACAAGCACGAGGTCGAAGGCGACAAGCTGGACCGCGTGACTGGTGAAGTCGGCACGCTCACAAAGAATTTCAAGGAGATCGTCGGTCTTCTTCGCAACAAAAAGGTAAAGGAATCCATGACCATCGAAACCAACGCACTGAACGAGGCCGAGGGCCAGACCATCAATCTCGGCATTCTCGGTGTAGATGTCGAAACCGATGCTTGGGAAAACTTCAAGAAGGGTTATCTCTCCTTTGATGCTCTGCCTGATCTCGACATCACCGACGAGGATGCCGAGCGCTACGCGGCCTCCTATTCCACCGCCCATGACGGTATGAGCTTCAACCACGACACAGCGGTGAAGGCCCTTGAACTGGATCGCGTCATCAACGCCATCAAGGGAAAGACCCCGCTGCTCGCCGCTGCGCTACGCAAGGCCCACGACCTGTTCGTTACCGGATCGGCACCCAAGGTGGTTGACGCCGTGGTGAACAAGGCGATTGCGGCGCGTTCGCACGGTGAGGATTCGGCGGGCAATTTCTCCAATGCTCCGGCTCCCGAGAAGCCCGTTCCGGCCAAGCACGACATGGTGAGCATCAAGGAATTTCGTGGCAAGGTCGAGCGTCAGGCTTGGCAGGATTTCGTCGATGACCACATCGATTTCTCCGCTGCGGTGGATTTCTCGTCCGTGAAGCTTGGTGCTTCGGCGAACAAGATGGCGGTCTTCCTCAACCTCGTTGCCAGCAAGACCACCAACCCCGGTCTCGCCAACATGTTCACCGCATTCGCGAGTGACATCGAGGACGGTCGCGGCACTCCGTTCAAGACCAAGGTGGCCAAGCACGCCGTCGAGATTGCCCAGCACGGCAAGGTGGCGGTGGGCGAGAGCCTGATTATGACGGAATCGATCAAGGAATTCGGCAAGTGGTTCGACAGCATGTCGAGCGCGAGCATGTTCGAAGCCTTTGATGAATTCCCCTACGATGATCGTGACGACAATGCCGTCAACCTCGCATGGAAGACCTCGAAGGAAAACTTCTCCCCGGAAGCATTCCTCGACACCATCGGTTCGCAGGACTTTGGTTATGGCGACGACTCGCTCGCCGATGACGAGAAGACCGTCGATTACGAGTATGTCAAGTCCTCGCTGGTCAGCTACCTGTCCAGTGAGTTGGGGGACAATCTCCAAAACGAATATCCGGACAACAATGATGCGGCCACGCTCGCTGATCAGTTCATGCCGGATGTTGTGGACGCTATGGCGTCGTCGGGCTGGACCGTTGCTGTAAAGCCGGATGTTCCCGAGACCGGCCATGATCTCCCTGTCGATGAGACGGTGGGTGACGATATGGGTGATGAGTCGGTGGAGCTTTCGACGGAAGACGTACTGCTTCCCAGCCGTGCCGACAACGATCTCACCCGTGAGGTCACTGCCGATCACGACACCGATGATATGGATCGCATCATCTCTCTCGCACGCGGCAATGCGGCGACTTTTTCGCCGAGAACACCGCAGCCCTGATAAGTTAAATATCGCGAACTAGAATAAAGCCCTGATATACCGAAATGGTTATCGGGGCTTTTTCTTTGCCTTCACAGTATATTTTTTCGGTTTGTTTGATCGAAAACCTAATGCGCGAAGATAAATAAAGATGCCGGTAGATGAATATTGAAGGTCATCTGGCGGTAAGGCATAGTTAACAAACCAACAAGGCAAAGACCATTGGCTCCGCCAAAGGCAAATATAAAGGCAAGTATCAAAATGTCCAACATCTCCGCGCTCCGCGCAAAGCTTCAGGCGTCTGCTCAAAAGGGCGACAACTCCACCAAGTCCAAGGGCTCGGGTGGCGACAACGCCTCGTTCCCGTTCTGGGATATTCCGGTTGGCCAGTCCGCAACTGTCCGCTTCCTCCCCGATGCTGATCCGACTAATGACTATTTCTGGGTCAAGCGCGAAGTCATCAAGCTCCCGTTCTCGGGCGTCATTGGTGGCGATTACCCCACCGACAAGGATGTCACCGTGACCGTCCCTTGCATCGACATGTTCGGCATGAAGTGCCCCATCGTCGCTGCGACGAAGCACCTGTGGGACAAGGAAGAGACCAAGGACTTGGCTCGCGTCTACTACAAGAAGCGTTCGTGGATTTTTCAGGGTCTGGTCGTCAACTCCCCGCTCAACGAGGAGAACGCTCCGGAGAACCCGATCCGTCGCTTCGTGATCAACAAGTCGGTTTACGACAAGGTTTATGACGCGCTGCTCGATCCCGATCTCGACGACATGCCGACCGACTATGACGGCGGTCTCGATTTCATCATCAAGAAGACCCAGAAGGGTCAGTGGGCCGACTACACCACCTCTGCGTTCTCGCGCAAGGCCCGGTCGCTGTCGGAGACCGAGCGTTCGGCTATCGACACGCATGGTCTGTTCGATCTCAAGGAAGCGCTCGGTGCCGTGCCGTCCGCTGACGCAATCGAGGCCCTGAAGGCTATGCTCAAGGACTCGATGGACGGTCTCCCCTACGACATGGAGAGCTTCGGGCAGTATTTCCGCCCGTATGGTGCTCGTGACAATGGTGGTGCGGCCAAGGCTCCGGCCCGTCAGACGCCCAGCGCGGCTGACTCCGAGGCACAGGCCGATGCCGCAGGCGCAGCAGCGTCTTCGTCGGACACCGGTTCGAGCAACGCCAAGGCGATCCTTGAGCGCCTCCGCGTTCGCACCGCGAACAACTCCGCAGAGTAAGTCTCCCTCCGCGTAAACTCCACGGGGGCGGGGTGTGGCATCCGCCATGCCTCGCCCTTCGTGTCTCAATCCTATCAACAACGGTGGAGCAATGAAAGCACCTATTGACGTTTCCAAGTTTCGCAAGTCGATTGCGAAATCCATCCCCGGCCTCTCGGTCGGTTTCAACGATCCCAAGACGTGGCTTTCCACAGGCTGCTACGCACTCAACTATCTGATCTGTGGCGACTTCAAGGGCGGCGTTCCGCTTGAAGGCAAGTTCACCATGTTCGCCGGTGACTCCGGTTCGGGCAAATCATATATCTCGTCGGCCAACATCGTCAAGGATTGTCAGGCGAAGGACGTGTTCGTTGTTCTCGTCGATACCGAGAACGCACTTGACGAAAAGTGGATGCTCGACCTCGATGTCGATACCTCCCCGGACAAGCTGCTCAAGATCAGCGGCGCGACCATCGACGATGTTTCGCAGATGATCGCAGAGTTGATCGACAACTACAAGTCCGAACACGCCGCCACCCCGTATGCGGATCGTCCGCGCATGCTCATCATCATCGACTCGCTTGGTATGTTAATCACGCCGAACCAGATTCGTCAGTTCGAGGAAGGTGACCAGAAGGGCGACATGGGCATCAAGGCCAAGCAGATGACCGCGATGTTGCGTGTCACGATGGCCAAGATCGCCAGCGAACCCATCGGCCTGCTTGCGACCAACCACGTCATGGACTCGCAGGACCAGTACCAGCCGGACAAAATCCCCGGCGGCAAGATGCTCGAATTCGCATCGTCGGTGATCGTCCAGATGAACAAGTATCTTCTCAAGGAAGATGAAGACGGCAACAAGCTCGTCAATGGCGCGGTCGCGGGCATCCGCACCACCGCTGTTGTGCGCAAGTCGCGCTACGCGAAGCCGTTCGAGAAGATCAAGATCGAAATCCCTTACGACAAGGGGATGAACCCGTATTCCGGTTTGTTCGATCTGTTCGTCGCCAAGGGGGTGATCGAGAAGGACGGCGCACGCTGGACCTACACCTCGCCCGTGACTGGTGAAATCCTCAAGGACTGGCGCAAGAATTTCCGCGCCAATGGTTGGCTCGATACGGTGATCGAGGAATGGGTTCATTGGGAGAATGGCCCGGTGAAGACCGATCTCGGCGAGCCGCAGGAAGCAGAACCCGCAGACGTGGATTGATTAAGGTGGAGGGATGAAAGTCCCTCCATTTTAATATCGCGGATGAAGTCTTTAATCCGTATACCCAATGTAGTTGATTTATAAAAGGTTTGTGTAAACAATGAATGACGAAGCCCGACTACTGTTTGCCCTTTGGGAGACAGTCAACGACGTGATCCCGGCAGCAGAGCGTCAGGAGTCCGCCGAGCAGATGATCCGCGCCCTGATCGAACATGCCAACTACGACATGGACCTTCTCGCCGACGCAGACGGCGAGTGCCCGTACCTCGACCGCGCCATCGCTGCGGTGAGCGAGGAAATCCGGGAAGAGTCCGAGTTGTACGATGACCTCGACGCGGAGGATCAGGAATGAGCGACGATCTCACCACCATCGCCCGCGCGCTCGACGATCTGTCGCGCATCATCCACGCCCGCAACGTCGAAGCCGGTTGGTGGAGCGACAAGGACACCGGTCTGCGCAAGGAGCGCAACATGGGCGAGCTTCTCTGCCTCGTCCATAGCGAGATCAGCGAAGCCATGGAAGGCGACCGCAAGAAGATCAACGACGACAAGCTCCCACAGTATCCGATGCTGATCGTGGAGTTGATCGACGCCCTGATCCGCGAATTCGACATTCTGGGTAACCAGATGGAGAAGACCGGCATCAGCATCTCGGAAGTCTTCCTCGCCAAGCTCGAATACAACGCCAACCGGGCCGATCACAAGCTCGAAAACCGTCGTAAGGCAGGCGGGAAAGCCTACTAATGGCGCAGCAATTTTATCGCCGCATTTTCAGTGAGACAGATGAGGGCAAACAGCTTGCCCTCATCGTCGATGCCTGTGAGGCACACGAACTTGCCCTACCGGCAGCCAACGGAGAATTGAAACCGCCTTCGGGCAAGATCGAAACCGTATCGGCACGCCTTCCCGGCTTGGCGGCTGATAACTTTGCTCGACTCCAAGACCTCGAAATCATCCTCCAACATGTCACCAACATGGAGGACCGCGTGCTGATGAACAAGGCCAAATACTACAAGGAAAACTACCAGCGCGACCTCACCGACCGGATGGCGGAAAAGTATGCGGATGTCCATGACGACGTTCAGGACATTCGTCTCATCCGCTTCCGCGTCGCCGGGGTGCGCAATCAGTTTCTCGCAATCACCAGAGGTTTGGAATACATGCACTTCCAGTTGAGCAATATCACGAAACTCCGGTGCGCCGGGCTCGACGACGCGACCTTCTGATGTCTCCGGAGTGGCAGGAAACGTTCCGCGACATCGCGCTCGCGGCCTCAAAGAAAAGCAAGGACACCTCGACCAAGGTCGGGGCAGTCCTTGTCCGCCCCGACATGACTGTGGCGAGCCTCGGATTTAATGGCTTTCCCAAGCGCATGCTGGATAACGACATCTATATCACCGATCCCAGCTTTCGCACGGAGAAGCTGAAACGGACCGTACATGCTGAACAAAACTGTTTGAGATTCTCCCGCGACAACACCACAGAGGGGTATCACTTGGTGGTCACTCGCCACCCTTGTGAGATGTGCGCGCTGGAAATCTGCTGCACCGGTATCAGCAACGTGTGGTATCTCCCGCATGCGGATTTCGAGACACGGTGGGCGGATAGCCTTGAGGAAGCACGCTCCCTCCTGATGGAATGCGGGATTCGGATTCATCGCCTGCCGATAATCGAATAAAGCTTGACTCCTTGGAGTTCGCTGCTATTAAGCGTTTATCGGCACCGATGCCGAGAGACACTGGAGTTTCGAAATGGCATCCACGGCCCCCAAGACCCCTCGCGCCAAGCGCACCGCACCGCTCGCCAAGACCGATGCGGCACCCAAGCCGAAGGCGGTTCGCCGCAAGACCTCGCGCGCCGACCGTGCCGCCGTCACACAGGCGACGCTGCGCTCGATGAACCCGAAGGGCAACACCGTCCTGAAGGATTTCGGTCGCATTCTTCGCGACGAGCCGCACAAGTACATCTACCCGATCAAGCTCTATCTGAAGCGGGACATGGTTCCGGCGGAAGACGTGATGCGGTGGCTGCGTGAGCGCTACATCGAAGCCAAGGGTCATGTCCATCACGGCGCGCGTTACGAGGCGCGCACCTACGGGACGGCGAAGAACGCCGATGGCACTCCCGGTCCCCGCTATGTCGATTACATCCTGTTGGAGAAGATGACCGACGACGAGCGCGTCATGTTCACCCTCGAATTCGGCGATGTCACCGACCAGAAGATCGTCCGTGACGGCAAGCTCCGCCGCCCGCGCCTGAACAAGGAAGAGAAGAAGGCGCTCGACGACGTGATCAACCAATACTACCTCGACATCGCGAGGAAGCGTCGCGAAGCGGTCGATGATCTGGCAGAGCGCCGCTCCGCCGAAGCGTGACAATGATTCTGCGGATGCTCTGTTGAGGGCATCCGCAGAATATTTCGGTTAGATGATACGCATCGGCATCTTCGCTACCGATTGTAGCGCGGCGTGATAGCCGTCAATATCGTCCACCCACTCGTCTTCCACGTAGCAATCCGTTGATGACTGCTTTGCCATGTCGATCAAAACAGCGTGATTGGCTGACGAGATAATTATCTCGTTTATAAAGCGCTCGATGGGACGAAGTGCATGGTTCATAGTGCCGATGATATATTCTTGGCCATCATCCCCACTATGATAGGTGTATGGTAAGATATCAAAGCCTGCTGCTCGGATAGCCGCAGCGTTAAGAGATAGAACCGCGCCATCAGGTCCATCATACATATGGTCGGGTGTATACCGTGCGGCCACAGAAAATTCGCCGGAGCAAAATGTTCCACCGCCATCGTTATCATCTTCGCTACCCACGAGGCCATCACGTGCCATGATCAACAAAAGGGCACGCAACGACGTACCGTGGTAGATTACCGGCGGGATACCTCCCTCGTCGGTCTCGTCAAGCGCGACAGGCGTCCACTTCATCTCGGGCCGCTTTGCCCCCAGCTTCCACTTACCCCTCATGTGAGCGTCCCAAAACTGCACACCATCCGGCTTGATATTGCTGTCCGGGGTAATGGGCTGGAAGCCAGCCTCATGCGCGGCATTGTAAAGGCGAGTGGCGAGCTTCATACGGCGATACTCCGGGTTCACCCAGACGCTGATCACGGAGAATGTGCGGCGATCTCGCGAAGGGGCGATGTGAAGTGACCCGGCAAAGGTTTCGCCATCATAGGCGTTGAAATAGCATTCCGTCTTGCTTTCTTCGCCGTTGGCCCAAACCGCCTCCCGCTCAATCCGAAACTGGATAGGGAAAACCGCTTCCTCATCCAGCGTTTCTTTCTTCAAGACTCGAACCGAGCAAGCGATTGGTTGATCGACGCGAACAAACACTTCGCCCTGATGAGCCCAATCCCCCCACTGCATTCGCAGATCGCGCACACCGGGCTTGCGGGATGATTTCACATCCTCGTAACCGAACAACACTTCGTTCGACGGCGGTTGGATGGTGACCACCACCTCTACCTTGCCACTAGTGTTTCCGATATGGATATCGCGCCCGATCTCTGCTGCTTCCCTGATCCCACCCGTGGTGAAGCTCTGGAAGCCATGCTCGTAAGCGGGAAGCATCTTGGACTTGATAAGTTTTTGGGCAGTGTTCTTGTCGAGGACAAGGTAGCGCGAGAGTGGGAGACCCGCAGTCTTGCGATTGCCGATGTAACGCCCGGCAAGCTCCATCGCGGAGTTAATGTCGAGGCGGTTGGGCTCACCATAATCCCAATCGGGATCATTCAATGATCCCGATACATACCGCATCACCCACCAAAGGGCTTCGTCGATGTTCTCCGGCGGTGCCGCCGCTTCTGTGATTTGTTTCCAACGCATCTCCTATTTAGGAGCGCGATCCCCGCGAAAGAAGCCATTGAACGTCCCGAACAATAACCTCTCCGGCTTCGTCATCACCGTCGATCTCGCTATATGTGATCTGATACCGGGCCAGCATCTCCGCACACCGTACCGCCACCTCATCAGACTCTTCGGCGTTCTGGCGACGGCCATTAGGATCGTAGTCGAAGACGCGGCGGAGCATGTAGTTGAGGTTGCGAAACTGCTGGGAGAAATCCACCACGGAGTCGTAGAAGGATTGTGGGTGCGGGATCGCGCTGTAAGGCCCGTACAGGACCGAAAGCATCAAAGGGGAGTCGAGGATCAGGACATCGACTTTATCCCGCAGCACGGTCATCTCGTAGAGGTTTTTGCCGAAGATGTAGGGCTGGCACGCCAGAGCGGACGAGCGATCCTCATATGTGAGGAGTTTGGCAAACTCGGTCATGATCTCGGCATTGATACCGAGTTGCTTCAAACGCCGGAATACGTCGGCTTGGATAGTGGACTTACCGCTTCCGGGCGGTCCGTAGAGGTTAACAACGAGCATCCCCGATAATACTATACCGGGGATGCTCGCGCATTATTTCGCCTTCTTGATCGCCAGATTGTGGTAGGGATCATCGAAGAAGGTCTGCATTACCGGCTTGCCATCGACGAGGGCGAGATATTGCGCACCGTCATAGGTCCAACCCTCGATATCATCGGTATCCCGGTACCGATAAGGCTTACCCGCTGTGTGGATAAGGATCACCCCCTGTGTCTCGCCATACTCCGCACTATTCGAGCGCCACATGGTCAATCCCTTCCCCACCGTATCGTCCCACCTTGGGTTTCTTTTAACCTCCGGTACAGCTTCAAGCTCGGCAAGGGAGTTGAACACTATCGTGTCCATGGCAAAATAATGCGCCGGGATGAGGCTCCGGTATGTCGGTGGCGGGAGCGGAGTGTCTATGTCGAGATATTCGGGCACAACTGAATCCTGTTCCGGGGATGCGTCTTCAACGTTATCGGCCAAGTCCTCGCGCAGCCGAGCAATCGCGACAGATCGCTGCGCAAAAACAAATCCGTAAATGGACAGCAGGGCAAACGCACCGCTGACCATAAGCCAACCGAGTAACTCGGGACGATTTGCCATGTTCACGGCGATGATGCCGAACGCCACTCCGAATAACAGCATCACGAAGAACCAGAACACACGAAAGACGCGCATACTGATTGCTTGCCGTTTGCCGGTCATACCAGCTTCGACTCTTTCATCGCGGACTCGATCTCGGCAATCGTCGCCTCGGGGTTGTTGCGAACGCTTTTGAGGGCCTTGCGTGCCTTCTTGGCCCGCTTGATCGCCTCGCGCGCTTGGTCGCGCATCTGGTCGGCCTGCTTGACATAACCGGCGAGCTTGCGGATCGCGGTCTGACGGTCCTGCTCCGCCTTCGCAGCGGCGGTCTTCTCGTTCAGTTCATCGGCGGTGTCGGCGGTGATCTCGGGGAGCTTGTCCATGGGTGCTCTATTCCTTTCATGAAATGGGTCAGCGGGAAGTCGGGGCAGGCGTTCATAGAGAAAGGCGTCACGATGCCGCATCATCGGATGCATCATCATCGGACCATGTTGGAGTATGTCACCAAGCTCCTGCACGGCATGTTCGAGGCGACGGAGCCTCTTTTCGTCCGACATAATCGTTTATCCTTCTTCTGCGCGAACGCGAACGCTCGGATGGTTGATATTGAAAAGCTCTCGAAAGCGCTTTTCGGCTTCCTCCGGTGTGGCGGCATCGATCCCCACTGCGGCGGTGACGGTGAAGTGGATAACTCCTTCCTCCCACGCCTTCTTGATCGCAAGTGGCTTGTCGCCAATGGCGGCGATCTTCGCGGCATGTTCTTCTGCCCGCGCGAGCACCACGCTGTCACGATGATCGTTCCCGTAGAAGATTTGCAGCAAGGATTGGGGAGACATCTCCTCGCCCTCGCCCAAAACATGGACGTGATAATCGTAGTAGCTGCGCTGCGGGTGACCCCCCGACCAGTTGTTCGCGACGTTCTTGCGCCGACGATCTATCCAAACGGTTTTCATCATTCGACTCCAATCACTGCCGTCACGATTTGATCTCTCGCTGGTCGATGACGGTAAGGCGCTTCGCCTCTTGCTGCCAAAAGAACGACGCCATCCCGAGCGAGTTGGCGAGCACGATAGCGAGAACCTCCACCTGACCATCGAGGACATGCTTGTCCCTCACCCGCTTCTGCGGCTTCAAGCTCTCGCCCGCCACATACAGGAGCCGCGACCAGCATTTCTTTGCCGTTCGATCAAACTCCCACCCGTCAGGAGCAAGTAATGGTTGCGGACCACCCGGTGTGTCCACCGTGATGAACTGCGCGTTGAGATCGTCGAGCTTCATGCCAAATAGACCCGTCGATTGACACCAAGCGATCCGCCGGGACGATCTTCCTGAACGATGTCGCGAATATCACGAAGGTTCACGCCTACCTTGAGGCCCACTACATACGTGGTCATCTCTCCCATCGCCGGAAGTTGCGCCAACACTTCGTTGACGAACGGACGCAGCTTTGCGAGATCATCGCGATGCGCGGTCATCAGATATTCCTTATCCTTCGAATCTTCCTCCGTCACGAAGTAGGAGAAGAAATCGTTCGGACGAGTCGATTGCCCCCGGTAGGGGACATGCGAGAAGTCCGTGGCGTCGGGTTCCAAAGGGTGGGTCATACGACGAGGCTCCGATAGGTGAGCGAAATCCGTGGCGGCACATCATACCCCGCTTTGGGGATGCGATGCTGATACGCTTGCTGGAACCCCGGCGGCATGATGAACACACTGCCGTGCCCGAGCCGAAAGCGCTGTTTTTCTCCCGTCGCGTTCTCACGAACCTCGATGTCCCGCTCCCCGCCCAAGGACAAAGAAATGACCGGCTGATCCGTCCTCATCTCCGGCGAGTCGTCTGCATGCCAACCAAGGGAGTCTCTCTTGGTTTCATAGCCATTGATGAAGCAGCAATCGAGCGCGAAGCCGTGCTCTTCGTTCAGACGCTCCATCCACGCCTTCACCATCGCGTCCCAAGGACGCGCTTCATAGGTGCGCTCCCCCGCCCCCTGCCCATAGGTGTAGGGGGAGTCGTAGTTGTTCTGCCAGTATTCACGACGCGGCGCGTCCGGGCGACGCTCCCAATCGAGCGTATCCCACAGACGCGTGAATTCCAGATCGGCGATGCGACGCTCGATGAAGCCGGGAATGTAGATGGGGGTCATGATACCGATTCCTCAACCGATGGCGGATATTCGATGAAGTTGGAGAATTTGCCCTCGAACAGTTGGAGAACGCGAAGAGTTGCCCATGGCGTGGCCTCGTGGACCATCCTCACAAAGGGGGCGGTCCCCATCCCCATAAGGGGTCCAAAGATCGCCACGACGCGAAACGGGCCAGTGGGGTTGTGCTGGACGCCTGTCGTATTGCTGAACACGATCTCGACGTGGTTCACGTCCTTGAAATCGTTGTTTAGCGACTTCAACATCTCCTCGATCTCTGCACCAAGGACACGCTCAACGGTACCAAGCGTCTCGCGTGACATCATTACACCAGTCCCTGTGGCGTTGAAGGCGTTCTGTTTGCCTCCAATCAAACCTTCACTCATCGCCCATCCCCTCGACCGTCACCGTCGCCGCCACCAGACGGATCACGGCATCGAAACTGTCGCAGTCCATGACCGCGAGACGAAAGTCCATCTGATCCTGCGACGACACACCCGCGCGCTTCATCGCATCGGTGACCCGACCCATGATCGCGCCGGTGTTGCCGTTCTCGCCGATCAGCTTCACCGACACTTCGGGAAACTTCGGGGTCACTCGCTTTCCTTCGTCAGCAAGGCGGTGACGGTGCGACGACCGCTGCTGCGGCCATTCTCGAAACCGGGTACCGGATTGGCCAGTCGGCAACCGGGGATCATGTTGTTCTCGATCACGAAAGCGATCCTCTGCTGGTTCTCCACCGATGTGGTGGGAGGACCACCCACGATGATCTCCGCCTTCATCGCCCCGGACGCTTCCAGCCTGATCGACACCACGGAGGGGTAATCGGGATTAAAGGTGGTGGCGCGCTTGATCTCATCTCGGGCAACCGACAGGGCGTAAAACGCCTCGTGGAGAGAAACCGGAGTGTTGATGCGCGCGACAGCAGTGGCCATGACCAGATACCTTTGGTTGAATACCGGACCTGAATAGCGAACTACGCCGGGTTGTCAAACGAAATATGGACGCCGGAATAGCCGATCCGGCATAACCCAATCATGTACGTGGAAGACCTCATCATCGCATTCGACACTTCCCCCACCTCCTACAAGGTCGAGGAAGCTGATCGCACTTTCATCGGCAGCATCGCCTACCAAGTCCGGGAGAAGAAAACCCTGACTTCCCGACAGGCATTCGCCATCCGCAAGGTGTTGCGGAAGTTTGCCCCCGATGTTTCGAAGTTTCTCCCCGCGATGCCCAAGGACGAATACCTCCGATGTCTTGACGGTAATCTGTGGAGAAATGAACCACGTATCACTGTTCAGAAAGAACAGAGGCGAGGTATCTGGGGGATAATCTCGTGGGGTTCACCTACCAGTACAAGAACGAAATCGCCCAAGACGCCCTCGCGCTGCGGGCGACATGGCGAGGCGGCGTCCAGATCGTCTCGGTGAGCATTCGCAACCTCGAATCCCTCATCCATTTTCTGGGAGTTCATAGGTTCGAGATCGACACCAATCTGGAAGAATATCTCGCCCTATGCTTGGCATCGAAGAAACAACAAAGCCATTTCATCACTAACGGTGATGGGGCGGTGTTCAATATCTGCGACAGTGAAACACTGTCCAACTTCGTCCTCCATGTTCTGGGAGGGGAGAGAATATGAACCGCGATTTCATCCTACGCACCGTTTCCCCGGCACAAGCCCGCCTGATGGTAATGGCGAGCCGGATTGGTCGCGTGTTCATCTCCCCCGATCTGGTGGAGAAATCGCACCTCGACCTTATCACCCGTGATGATGTCCCGGATGCGGTGGACGATACCGGGCTGGCAATCTGCCAGTTTATCGCCGACTATCGCCACCGCTGCGTGATCCCCTACCAGAAAAGCTCCGATCAGGTTTACGCCGCCATAGCTGCGATGATCCCTCGCGAAGGTCGGGTGCTGTTCATCACCGACGATCCCATCTTGTGGGTGAGGGCAACGGGGGAGAGGATCACCCCGTTCAGCGAGAAGAACCAAGATCGTTGCCAGCATCTGCGGGTCAGCGGGCTCAAACCCGATGAGATGCTGCGGCAACGCGGCGCGTATGTGGTGGCGAACATCACACCCGAGCATGTTGGTTATGAATGGATGGGGAAGCTGTTCCCCCGGATGGTCATCTACTGTTCGCAGAACAACCAGTACAATCTCCCACTCGGAGGCGGGATGACCAAACATTCCACAGCGGCGCGGCACGCGGCATCGATCCTCTACCCTCATGTCTTGGCTGTGATGGGGAGCGATCAGAACCTCGTCATGCGCGGAGACGCCGCCCTCCCTCTGCTCGGATGCTATAATGGATTGCTCGAACAGGTAAAGAAAAGCCCCGGCGGTTTTAAGTTGAAGAAGTATACACCCGCCGAGCTTGATGATCTTTGGGGCGATCCGTGATTCAAATAAGGCAAACGCGATTTTCCTCAAGTATAAAGAGGAATGCCTACATGCAAACTCATCATCATGGACCAAGTAAACGTCCGCTTCACCGACATGGAAGCCGCCTGTCGCAAGAAGATTGTCGATAAGCTCAAGTTTCTCGTCCCATACGCGCGGCATATGCCACAGTTTAAGCTGGGTCGCTGGGATGGCAAAGTGGCCTTCGCCACTGTGGGGGGACAGACTTTCTTCAACGTCCTCGACCGTGTTCTCCCCATCGTGGAAGAATTCGGCTACGACATCGAGATCGATGATCGCCGCACCCATGCCGAGTTCAACTTCCCTCATGTGACCAATGATTATCTCGCCGACCGTGTATGGCCCGCTGGTCATCCGTTCGAGGGCGAGCCCATTATGTTGCGAGACCATCAGGTCTCCGCGATCAACGACTATATCGACAACCCACAGTCGTTGCAGGCTATCTCCACCTCTGCTGGCAAAACGATTATCACCGGCGTGCTGTCGAAGCTGGTCGAGCCCTATGGGCGTTCGCTCGTCATCGTGCCGGGTAAAGACCTCGTGCTCCAAACCTGTAAGGATTACGTCAACATCGGCCTCGATACCGGTCGCTATTTCGGTGATCACAAGGAACCGGATCACAAGCACACGATTGCGACATGGCAGTCCCTGTCCGCGCTCAAAAAGAACAATCCAGAGATGCTCGACCGCATCCTCCGTGATTGCGTGGCGGTGATCGTCGATGAAGCCCACTCGATCAAGGGGGCGGAGCTTAAGGATATGCTCACCGGGCCGCTCGCCAATGTCCCATTGCGCTGGGGACTAACCGGTACCATCCCCAAGGACGATTTTGAGTTTCTTTCGCTGCTCTGCTCTATCGGTCCCAAGGTGGGGGAAATCCGCGCCGACTCCCTGATGGAAAAGGGTATCCTGTCCAACTGCCATATCCACATCCAGCAGACCAAGGACAATGTGGAATACCCCACCTACGATGGGGAAAAGCAGTATCTCGCTACTGATCAGAAGCGCGTGGCGTGGATCGCCGAATACTGTCGCAAGATCGCCGAATCCGGCAACACCTTGGTGCTCGTCAACAGCATCGAGTTGGGCAAGTCAATGAAGGATATACTGGATGTCCCCTTCATCTATGGTGGGGTGAAATCTAGCAAGCGTGCCGAAGAATACACGGCAATCAACTATACGGATAACCAGCTTCTTGTCGCCACTTTCGGCGTCGCCAGCACCGGGATCAACATCCCGCGTATCTTCAACCTTGTGTTGATCGAGCCGGGCAAATCGTATGTGCGGTGCATCCAGAGCATTGGGCGTGGTCTCCGCACTGCGTCGGATAAGGATTTCGTTGAAATCTACGATCTTTGCTCAACGGCGAAGTTTTCGAAGCGCCATTTGAAGGAGCGGAAGGCTTTCTACGATGAAGCCAACTACCCCTATACGATTACGAAAATAGATTATCGTTAAATCCTCATATTATTGATAAGTATGTGTATGAAAATTCTCTGCGAAAACAACACCGCCTATGACCTATCCAACGTTCCGAACCTGCTTGAACACGATCTGTGTTATTGCGTGCTCGATTATTCGGATCAGAGCTACGTCGATTTCCACTTCCCGCAAGTGACGGTGCTGGATCAGTATACCCGATCAGCCGCCGATCTCCGTATTGGCAACTCGCGGGTTCAAGTCCCCCTTGACTGGTCGGTGGTGATCGCGGACAAGAACACCGGAAGCCTCGAACTGCTTGACTTGAAGCATATCAATGATCGAGACTTTCAGGTATTCTGTTTCAATCCCATCAATGGATACATGCCGTCGTTCCCCGACATCGAGATTGAGAATATCTTCCCCGATGTGTCGTGGACGATGCCCAAGTTGATGAACGGCCATCTACTCGCCGTCCCCATCGAAGCCGGGTATTCTCCGCTGTGCGCGTTGTTCGTCAAGGATACGAACAAGCTCCCGGAGAGCCTCGATATCACCAAGATTTTTGCATAAGAAAGGTACTGATATGTCTGATCTACACACCCTCCTCGCCGCCGCTCGCGACGATTTCGACAAGCACCGCGTCAACAAGGCGGTGGACAGCCTGATCAAGGCTGTGGCACTGCTGGCCGGTGACGCCCCCGCCGACACGGCCAAGCAGACGCTGACCGAACCCGCCCCTGCGCCCGCTGCCCCCATTGTGGAAACTCCGGCGAGCATCGCGGCAGAGGATGCGGCAAAGACCGACGAGACGAAGACCGACGAGGCGACGGAACCGAAGCCGCGCAAGCGTCCCGCCAACGGCACCCGCTCGGGCGATGTTTCGGGTAATGCCGGAACGATTGTGGTATCGTGAACTGAACGAGGCGGCACCCTTGGGGATGCCGCCTCGCTTGAGCAGGGTCGATGAACAGACCTTGGAAACTGGTTCTTTGTATTTATAGAAGTTGGGCATAATCGTGGCCAAAGCTCCCAAAAAGTATAGTCTCGACATTTTCAGGACGTTGGCGGCGATTGATCGCCACGACCTCACCTACTTCGACAATCTCTCCGACGACGAGAAGAAGGGGTATCATTCCCCGGTGGTGATGCAGTGGGCGTCCGCCAAGTCGGGGGCGATGGCCGACTATGCCCTGATGGCCGTGAATGAGCGGTCCAACATGTACCATTACGCCCTCTACGAGCACACCGCGCTACAATACAAATTGCTCGCGTCGGTGGGATTGGGTAGAACGTCCAAGTCGGACTGGATCGCTGGTGCCAAGAAGGAAAAATCCGGTGCCAGTGAATTCATTCTGCGATACTATCCCGAGGCCAACCCTCTCGAAGTGTCTATTATATTGAAGCATCTCCTCGAAGGCGATAACCTCAAAGCTTTCTTGGATGGAACAGGTCTCGCTCCCGATGAAGTCAAACGCGTCCAAAAGCTCTTTGCCGCTTAAAGAGGTCTACCGTTGCAGTTACTGCGACAAGACCTACAAGCTGGAAAAGCCTTTCCTCAACCACATCTGTGCGCAGAAGAAACGCTATTTCGAGAAGGATACCAAGGCGGCAAGGCTGGCGTTCGCCACCTTCACCAAGTTTCATGAAGTCCATTACCGGGGGCGCGTGCCGCCCACTTACGAGAAGTTCATGCAGTCAAGCCTCTATGAGGCGTTCCTGCGGTTCGGCAAATACATCCTCGACATCGATGCCATCTCGCCCCCCGATTATATCGACTATATGGTGCGATCACAGGTACCGATTGACCGCTGGTGCCGCGACTCCGAATATGAGAAATATGTGGGTCAGCTTGCCATGAAGGAGACGCCGGTGCGTGCCTTGGAGCGCACCTGTCTGCTCATGCAGGAATGGGCGGTCAAGGAGCAGCGCGATAGTGCCAACTTCTTCCGGGAGATTTCACCCACCCGAGCCGCGATGTGGGTGCGCAGCGGTCGTATCTCCCCATGGGTTCTGCTCAACTGCGAATCAGGGGTGGATTTGATCGGTCGCTTTAATGATGAGCAAATGGTCATGATTGCCGGTGCTCTAAATACGAAGATGTGGAAGGGTAAATTCCAGCGGCACCCCGATGAGGTTCGCGACCTTCGCAGCGCATTGGAGGCAACAGGACTATGAATAAGAACATCAAAGCCGGAATGTATCGGGGCATCACCGAGGCAAAGCAGATTTCCCTTGATCCCAAATACATCAAGATCAAGACCGAAGATGGTAGCTATGTGGAAGTCCCATCTCCGAGCTATGTTCGCGATGTTGAGACGCAAATATTGGAATTGACCAAAAGGGTTGCTATACAGGAGGGGGTAAACTCGACCCAAGACCGTGTGATGCGCATGCTTCAAGCGGCAATCAAGAAAGTAGACGCAAGGTTTCGATGAACAAAGCCACCATCATCCTTAACGACTATGCCTCAAACCTCAAAACCTTTGTGGCATACGAGGAAGAGGACATCACACAAGCTACGGCGATCTGGGATCGTCGCGACCAGAGGCTGGTCAATCTCCATGTCCTCCCGGAGTTTCTCGGCTACGAGAAATGGAGCGAGTTGTCTCCCGCACATTTCCGCTTGTTGATCTCACAAGGCTTGAAGAAGCTGGCGCAACTCACCCCAGAGGAACGCACCAACACCAAGCTGGAAGCGGTCTCGACAACCAATCTCCTCATCCTGCTGTTTATCATCTGTGTGGAGAAACAGACCGGTTCCACCATCGAGCATTTCCGCATCAACCGGTTCGACGACACCGCCGTGACATTCGATTATTCCGCCACCTTTGAAATCGAATATGACCGACCGCTGCCAAAGACTGTATTGTTGGAACCTGAACCAACCGGCCCCGCCTTCAGCATTGTGATTGATAACTCGGATGAACCCCGCTAACACCGACATTGATATTGATTTCGCGGATCGCGACAAGGCCCTGATTGGGCTGCATCACATCCCGGCAATGCTCACGAACAAGAACGACGAGATCAGTCGCCACCCCTCTGGGGTGTATTTTCAGGACGCGCCCATAAATCCCATCACGGGGCTGTGCTCGTTCGAATACAAGCTCATGGAAGCCATCGGCTACTTCAAGATCGATTTCCTCAACCAATCTGTTTACAGCAAGGTTCGTGATGAAGCCCACCTCGACACCCTGCTGAACACCAATCCGCCGTGGGAGCTTCTCGATGAGCCCGCGCTGGTGGAGCAACTCGCCCATATCGGTAATCACTTCGATATCGTGACAAGCGTGCGTCCGCGCAGCATCGACGATCTCGCCGTCATCCTTGCACTGATCCGTCCGGGTAAGCGTCACCTCTGGGGTTGTGATCGCAAGAAGATCGATGCCGAAGTATGGAAGCTGGATTCTGACGGGTACCAGTTTAAGCGTGCGCACGCAATCTCTTACGCGGCTCTTATTGTCGTTCAAATGAATCTCATAGTCGAGCAGCTATCGGCAGACGATGATGGTATCGCAATCTAACGATATCGAAGTGCGTCGCGCAGACGGTGAAGTTAAGCTGTCGATTGCCGTTCATGACATCGCTTCCCGAAAGCTCGTTGGCTATTTGGAGCCGATGGTTCTTTATGGCTCGGAAATCCAGCTTCGCGGCGGACGCTTTCACGCCTACGACACAACCGTGCGCGACTATCCGGTCACCACTTCGTTTCATAAGAGCCACTCGTGGAATCGGGCGTTCACCAACATGGTGGAGTGGATTGCCGATGCCGCACATGGCCGGTGGTCATTCTTCATGCTGGCCAAGGGCGATTGGGATGTCACTTTCTATTTTGACGATCCACAGGACGCGATGCTATTCCGGTTGAGCATAAACTGAAAGACACCGATGCCTGACCTGATCCTCATGCCAAAATCACGCCCGTTGATGTCCCACGTTCATCATCAAGATACGACGGGGTTCCACGTTAACTGCATGTCGCCACAAATGCCCGCCATGACACATGAGCAACTAGATTTTACATCTGATTTTGGCGAAATCGTTGGCCTATGGGGTGACCAGATTTATGGTATGACCCAGCACACACCAAGGTATTCGTTTTGGTCACTTGACGAGTTACGTGTTTGGGTGCGCGACCACGCCGCGAGTGATGTTTATCTCACCATGCATGCTGGCATGGGGCCGGGAATCCATTTGTGCTCGACCGATCAACCCACGATCGAAAAACTTCGCCATCGGTTTTTTGAGCGCAAGAGTCACCTTGTTCAAGTCCGAATGGACAGCCTGATGACCAACGAGGTTGGGCAGTGGATTACAGAGAATTGTGCCGGTAAAACCGAAACCATTCTCGGATCGATTTCATCGGGTGGGCGTGAAAACCAATATATGTTTCGCGACGACTCCGACGCCACCCTGTTCACCGTGCGCTGGAAGGGCCACGGAGCGGTGGAAATAATCAGTTGAAGCGTTTCACCGTCAACTGCTCGCGGGTTCACTATGCGGTAATCCTTGCGTGGTGTCGCCAGAGCGAAGTCGTTCCGCATGATCTCACCGAGGCGGGAGTATATGAACCAATCAACCTCGACGCATTGATCGGGTGGTATTCGACCTATTCCGGCACTAACACGGCGTGGTTCAGTCTTTACGTCGATGAAATCGAATACACGCTGCTGGCCTTACGCTGGCCGCAGTATCACTGCAAAAGTTAGTCCATCGGGCGGACAAGCGTGATCTGACGCTTGCGAATGCGGCGGTTCATCGTCTCCGCGAGCGATACGCGCGGCCCTGCCACGATATCGAAATCCTTGGCCGAGAACATGCGCAGCGACGAGCGAAACTGCTTGAAGCGAGGGTCTTTGATGAAGACGTTGATGGGAATCTTGCGGTTGGATTCCCACCACCAGCGATCACCGAGTTCGAGGAAGATTTCCCGCGCCGATGCTTCGGGGATGAGATCAAGCACATAGATGGAGACAAACTGATTATCGCAGTTTTGGATGATCCCCAAATATGGCGTCTTATCCATGACCCCATAGCTCAAGAAAGGAAATTTCTCAAGGACGGCGAGCATGCGAGGGTCAATGGTCGGGGCGGTGGAATCTGTCACACCTTTATTTAGTCTGTCCAGAAGTGCTTCATAGGGGATAAATATTCCTATGTCGGCAATAAACATCTTCTCGGTGCCCCAAGTGGCTCATTTGACCGTGGCGGGTGTGAATCAGAGGATGCACATGGTCACCCACTCCGCTTACGGGCGCTCAACTTTCAAGCTGTTTCGCAGAGTTCAGAACGACTTTGATTTTCTTGTTCGCGACATTGACCGCCAACCCGTGGTCCTGCCGGGCGCGCTATTGTTCCATGTCTGGGATGATAACGGTGCGGCGTTGCTCACCCTCCCCCTCACGGTGCTGAATGGGGCTCGTGGCCACTACCGCCTCACCATCACCGCAGAACAGACGACGGCGATCCGCTCTGGCATCTATGTGTGGAGCGTCACCAACGAAAACAATACCATTACCAAGCTTCTCTACACCAACCACGATTACGGCTCACAGGGCATCCTAGAGGTCGCAGAAGGCATCCTCGCCCCCATCGAGGCCCCCTACATCATGGACGACACCACGATGACCCCGCTGGGTGGTGATCTCTATTCAGTGTTTCCGGGCGCGATGCGCCTCAACAGCGTGACCGGCAACCACACGGTCGCCGCCTACCTCGATCACTTCACCGGTCGCCTCAAAATCGAAGCCAGTATCGACGAGCAACCACCGGTGGATGAGACGGGCTGGGTGGAAGTCAACTCGGTGCTCTGGGAAGATCGAAGCGGGACAGTTGCCGTGAGTTTCCAAGGTAACTTCCAATATGTGAAGTTCTCGATCACCCATGCAGAAGGTTTCACGAAGCTCGTTTATAGAAATTGAGTTCCGAGGTCGCGACTCTGTATAGTCGTGCTATGAACGCCTTTGTTGACAAGCTACTCGACGACGACTTTATCTGGTCGGCGATAACGAGCCATCTTCCCGGTGGCCGTAACCGGTCGAGCAATACCAATTACCTCAACTTCAACTGTCCGATGTGCACCACCGTGGGTGAGAGCGCAGACACAAAGAAGCGCGGTGGCATCAAGCGGTCCAGTGAGGGCATCGGCTATAACTGCTTCAACTGTTCGTTCAAGGCTCGCTACAAGGCCGGGGACAAACTGTCGCGCAAGATGCAGATGCTCTTGAAGGAGTTGGGTCATGGTGAGCTTGAAGTCAGTCGGCTCGCCCACCGAGCCTTTCAGCTATCGCGGGTCATCGCCGATTCCAACACCGAAGTGGTACACCGCGACAACCGGTTCACCCCGGCATTTAAGGAACGGTTGCTCCCCCCGGATACCTTCCCCCTATTGGAATGGGCGGAGCTTGGCTGCGACGATCCCAATTTCCTCAAAGTAGCGGAATACGCGCTCTCGCGTGGCGGAGGGCTGTCCGAAACGGTGATGTGGTGTCCGGATGCGCAGTGGCGGGATCGCATGATCCTCCCCTTCAAATTCCGGGGCACCAATGTGGGATGGACGGGGCGGCTGGTCGGCGAGGCCACCGAAGATAATCCCAAGTACATGAGCGAAGTCCCCACCGACTACCTCTACAACAGTGACGTGATGATGAACCGGGATCGCCAATACATCCTCATGCCCGAAGGTGTGCTCGACGCCTACGCCATCGATGGTGTGTCTCCGCTGGGGGCAAAGCTGTCGCCGCGTCAGGCAAGCTGGATCAAGGAAAGCGGCAAGACCGTCATCGTTATCCCCGACCGCGACAAGTCAGGGCAGCGCCTTATCGACGCTGCTCTCCAACACAACTGGCGCGTGTCGTTCCCCCGGATCAGTCGTGGGGGCAACAACTGGTGGGAAGCCGACTGTAAAGACTGCTCCGACGCAGTGAAAAGATATGGTCGGCTCTATACGATTCGCTCTATTATCGAAACATCAACAGACAAACCTCTTGAGATCAACGTCAAGCGCAAGTGGCTTGTCGAATAAAAGGAGACGACAACTTGGAAGATACCACACAGTACAATACCAAAGAATTTCAGGATACGCTGATCAACTTCATGATCAGCGATGAGACGAGCTTTATCCGCGTCCAGAACATCCTGAACGAAAAATACTTCATGGACCATCTGCGCCCCGTGGTGCGGATGATCAAGGAGCATGCCGACAAGTACAAGACCGTCCCGCAAGCACAACAGGTGCGGGCGATGACCGGCTATCAGCCCGAAGCCTTTGCGGGCGTATCGGATGATCCCTCCATGGTGGAATGGTTCCTCAACTCCACAGAGGGGTTCTGTCGCCACCGCGCTATCGAGAACGTGATCCTCAATGGTCAGGAGTTGATCGAGAAGGGGATGGGGGCGGACCTCGAACGCCAGATCAAGGACGCGATGCAGATATCGCTGGTCGCTGATCTTGGCTCCAACTACTTCAAGGACGTTCAGGCTCGTCTTGAACGATTGAAGGATCGCTCCGCTTATGTGACCACCGGTTGGAAGACCATGGATCGCAAACTCGGTGGTGGCTTCACGCGCGGATCACTCAACATCTTCGCAGGTGGCTCGGGC